GCGGATGAGAAGAATGACTTGCTCCAAATCATGACGGGAAAGGAGTGGATCGAAAGGGCCCAAATCAAGGCCAACAGGAGGGCGTACTACAACAAGTACTTCGCGACTACGATCGAGGGGCCAATGAAGCTCCTAGGATTCACAAAGCGCGAAATCACCCGACCTGGAGGAGATCCTCGAGCTATCCAACAGCTCGATCCCGTGAGCATGGTCAAGGTCGGCGCAGCGACAACACCTGCCGACCGCTTCTTGAAGAAGAGGCTCCACTTCTTCAATCGAGTAACGTATGCCGCCGGGTTATCACCCGAGCACATGGGCTTGTGGTTCGAGATGGCAAGTGAGAACGTTGGGGGAAGCGACTGGTGTCGCGCCCTCATCGGGGGAGACGATTGTATCGTTGTGTGCGAAATCCATGGCAAACTGTACTTCATAACAGGAGACGTTTCACGCCAGGACGCGCACATCTACGAGGAGACCGTCCAACACGCCAACGAGCTGCTAACGGGAATGGGGGTGCCAACAGACGCCACCAACCTAATAAGCCAAGTGCTAGGAAGATTACCAGGAAGGTTCACGAGCCGGTGGGGCGAGGTCAAGTACATTAAGGAGTTCGGAATGCCGTCAGGGGCGCCGATCACATCCTGGTACAATACCTTCGTCATATCCGTGGCAATCGACTATTGGATGCAAACCGCAGACGGTGGCCCAGAAGAGCGTCTCAACCAATTTGTTGACGCATTCAGGCAAATCGGTCTGCCGTCAGAAGCATCAATGACGGACAACCCGTGGGAAACAAGCTTCTTCTCGCGGTGGTTCTGTCCGGTCGAACCTTACCACGTTGAAATTGAGGGCATGACGTACGAAACGCGTATCGTCCTCACCGCCGACATCGGACGGGCAGTCTGCAAGTTCGGACATAAAGTCAACGAGATCGACGACAAGACCGCGATGCGGTGGCTGGCAGGCGTGTGCGTACAAGGCACGATCGACTTCAGCCACCTGCCAATCATGCGTAGGATCGTCTTGAAGCTCTCCAAGGCCGTCGAAGGCCTTGACCCGTGGTACGAAAACGGGTTCATACAGGAGAAGCACAATCTCATGGCTCACCGACCAAGCACTGCCACCTATTTGTGGGTGATCGAAAGACACCACATATCAATGGCACAAATCTGCGAATGCGAGCAGTACATTGACGGCCTACCGGCCACCGTACCGCTCGATTTGCGCAATTCCGTTATCGCTGATATTGCTGACAGGCAGTTCATCGACACGAAGGGCGAACACCCCCTATCGCTGGAGGGCATCGCGTACGACTCCGCTCGTACTGGTCTCAGGGGGTAATACTGAGACAT